CAATATGCATCTTTCAATAATAGCCGTGCTCTACATTTCTTTCTTGGTGTTTGGCCGGTGGTTGGCATATGGCTAACCTCAATGGGTATTTGCACAATGGCATTTAACCTAAATGGTTTTAACTTCAACCAGTCAATTACTGACGTTAATGGTAAGGTTGTCCCAACATGGGCTGACGTTCTTAATAGAGCTAACCTTGGTTTTGAAGTTATGCACGAGCGTAATGCTCACAACTTCCCGCTTGATTTAGCATCAACTGAATCAGTAAACGTAGCACTTACAGCACCTCAAATTGGTTGACAAAATTTACGACACTTTTAACATTAATAACTAATTTCTTTATTATTGCCGGTGTCACACGACATTGGAAGCCACGTCCGTTCATCCCCTCCGGGGACGCATGTAATCTGACCATGGAACGGGGGTCAGGTACTGAGGTGAATTATGTCTCCAGTAGAATTACAAGCTCGAATCAAAGAGCAAAAAGATTTCAAAAGAGAAACTTTACTTAAGTATCGTGGCATCACATACACAAAAAGATAATCGGTAAGCCGACTGGGAGGTGCAAGTCCTCCCTTATCACTTTGGCTTTTTGCCCTCCAAGGAGGATACCAATCAGCCGTCATGACGGTGGGATAGACCACAAAAACAACTGAGTCCAATTGAGACTCGCAACTTTTCGTACGACAAGACAAGTAAATATACCTTTAATTTTTAACTAAAAAATGGCTAATGCTAATCAGGTTGGTTTAGGTCGTATTAATTTATCGACTGGAACTGGCTATGGAGGCGCGTCAGATAAGTACGCGACCTATTTAAAATTATTCTCAGGAGAGCTGTTTAAAGGATTCCAACACGAGACTATCGCTAGAGATCTTGTAACTAAGAGAACCCTTAAGAACGGAAAATCACTTCAGTTCATCTATACAGGTCGCATGACCAGTTCGTTCCACACACCCGGAACACCTATATTAGGTAATAGTGACAAGGCTCCTCCAATCGCAGAAAAGACCATCGTAATGGATGATCTATTAATTAGTTCTGCTTTTGTTTATGACTTAGATGAGACACTTGCACATTACGAATTGAGAGGAGAAATATCTCGTAAGATCGGATATGCTCTTGCAGAGAAATATGACAGACTAATCTTCCGCTCAATTACACGTGGAGCTAGATCTGCTTCTCCAGTTTCAGCAACAAACTTTGTTGAACCCGGTGGAACACAGATCAGAGTTGGAGCTACAACTAATGAATCTGATGCTTACAACGCAGGAAACTTAGTAAATGCATTCTATGATGCTGCTGCTGCTCTTGACGAAAAAGGAGTCAGCTCTGACGGTAGATGCGCTGTTCTAAACCCTCGTCAATACTACGCCCTTATACAGGACATCGGTTCTAACGGTCTAGTAAACAGAGACGTTCAGGGTACTGCTTTACAAGGTGGTAATGGCGTTATCGAAATCGCTGGAATACACATTTACAAATCTATGAATATTCCATTCTTAGGTAAGTATGGTACTAAGTACGGCGGTACAACAGGTGAGACAGATCCCGGTAATACAGGATCATTCATTGCACCTACTCCTGAAAATGCTAACGCAACTGGTGGAGTCAACAACGACTATGGTACTAACGCTGAGTTAGGTGCTAAGTCTTGTGGACTTATCTTCCAAAAGGAAGCTGCTGGTGTTGTTGAGGCAATCGGACCACAGGTTCAGGTAACAAATGGAGATGTTTCTGTAATCTACCAAGGTGATGTGATCTTAGGTCGCATGGCTATGGGTGCAGATTACTTAAACCCAGCTGCTGCTGTTGAACTTTATGTTGGTGCTTCTGCTCCTTCAGGTTTCTAAATTTATACACTTTATACGGGAGCTTCGGCTCCCTTTTTTTTTATGGCTACTTCAACTATTGCAATCGATACAGAACTATCCGCAGTCAATTCTATTTTGGGTGCCATAGGTCAATCTTCAGTTACTACACTAAATTTTAATAATCCAGAAACTCAATTTATTTACAACATTTTAGAGGAATCTATTAAGGATGTTTTAAATGAAGGTTGGCATTTTAATACAGAAGAACATGTAGAAGTTTCTCCTGATGCTAACAACAACATAATTATTCCTAATAGCTATCTTCGTTACGACTTAAATAATGCTGAAGATAAATCAATGGATTTAGTAAAGAGAGGTGGGAAATTATATGACAAGGTAAACCATACAGATATTTTTACTGACAAAGTTTTCTTAGATGTTGTTTACTTATATACGTTTACAGATATACCTTCAGTTTTTCAAAGATATATTATTGCCAAATCATCTACAAGAGCTGCAGTTCAATTAGTAACTAATCCAAATTTAGTTAAATTATTACAAACACAAGAGGCATTAACTAGAGCTTCCGTAATTGAATATGAATGTAATCAAGGAGATCATTCTTACATGGGATTTCCACACGAAAGTAATTACACATCTTATAAACCTTTTAGATCTTTACAAAGATAATGGCAAGTGTTACACAACTTATACCAACATTAACCGGTGGCATATCACAACAGCCAGATGAATTAAAAGTTCCGGGACAAGTTAATGTTGCAGACAATGTTTTACCAGATGTAACACATGGTCTACTTAAACGTCCCGGAGGACAATTTGTTGATTCTCTTAGTGATGGAACTAATAATTCAGTAACTAATGGCAAATGGTTTCATTACTATCGTGATGAGAATGAACAATATATAGGTCAGGTTAGTAGGGCTGGTGATATTAATATGTGGCGTTGTAGTGACGGGCAAGAAATGACAGTTACTTATACCCCTGCACAATCTACTGCTTTAACCAATTATTTAACTCATTCTAATGACGAAGATATTCAGACATTAACGGTAAATGATTTTACCTTCTTAACTAATAGAACTAAAACAGTTTCTATGTCTACAACTGTAGAACCAGTTAGACCACCTGAAGCATTTATAGAACTAAAGACTATTAAATATGCTAGTCAGTATTCTTTAAATTTATTTGATAACACAAATACAACCTCTATTTCTACTGTTACAAGAATAAGTGTAGAGCAAGTTAAATCAAGTAATAACTACTGTCAAAGTGGTGGTTACATGGTGGAACATAGTACTAGACTATCTCAAACATTTAGATGTAGTGCGGATGCTGGCAATGGTGCGGATGATCAAGGTCCAAATGTAGGTACAAGAATATTTGATATTACTTCTGGTCAACAATTAACTGACACTAACGCTGTTGGTGGAACTAAAACCAGTCCTACTGGTACTACTGATACAAACTACAGCTATACACCTACTATTTATAACGCAAGTAATAATAGTGTAACTGGCAGAAAAAACTTATATTTTAGAATTACCTGTACTGGTCAATCATATCCAATTAGTGCAAGTGCTTATCGAACCAGATATACAGTAACAAACGATCTTTTATATGGTGGTGAAGGTTGGGAAGTTGGAGATTATTTTAATGTATGGATGAAAGATGCTTACTATAAAGTCACTATTGAAGAGGTAAGTACTTCTCAAGTTCAAGCTAATTTAGGATTAATAAGACCTAACCCTACTCCTTTTGATACAAAGACAACAGTAACTGCTCAAGCTGTAATTGGAAGTTTAAGAGAAGCGATATTAGGAACAAGCTATAGCGGAACTAATACTTTATATGGATGGAGAAACGATACAGCAAACGGTTATCATGTTGAACAAATTGGTAATGGTCTTTATATAAGTAGACCAACTGCACAAGGTTCATTTAATGCTAGTACTCCTAATTCATCATTAATAAATGTTATTTCTGATTCAGTATTAACAGTCGACGATCTACCTAGTCAATGTAAACACGGAATGGTAGTTAAAGTTTCCAATACAGACAGTACTGAAAATGATGATTACTTTGTAAAATTCTTTGGAAACAATGATAGAGACGGAGAAGGTGTATGGGAAGAGTGTGCTAAACCGGGAACTTTAATTGAATACGACAAGGCAACAATGCCTATTAAATTAGTAAGAACAAACTCCACAACCTTTACTCTTTCACAAGTTGATTACGAGCAATGTAATGCTGGAGATACTACAGCCGTTACTGGGACTAACCCTAGAGCTACCTTTGTAGGAAAGACTATTAATAAGATGGTTTTTTTCAGAAATAGATTGGTAATGCTTAGTGATGAAAATATAATTATGTCTCGTCCGGGAAACTTTTTTAATTTCTGGGCTAGGACGGCTGTAACTTTTTCTAATATTGATGTTATAGATATTTCTGTAAGTTCAACTTATCCAGCTATTGTCTATGACGCTATTCAAGTTAATGCTGGGTTACTCGTATTTACTAAAAACCAACAATTTATGCTGACTACCGATAGTGATGTTCTCAGTCCTATGACAGCAAAAATTAATGCACTTGCAAATTATAATTTTAATTTTAAAACCAATCCAATATCTTTAGGAACTACTGTTGGTTTTCTAGATAATGCAAATAAGTACAGTAGATTTTTTGAAATTTCTAATTTACTTCGAGAAGGAGAACCGATTGTTGTAGAACAAAGTAAAGTTGTATCTACTTTATTTAATAATGATTTAAAATTAATTTCTAATTCAAGAGAAAATAGTTTAATTTTCTTTAGTGAAGAGGATACATCGACACTATACGGCTATAGATATTTCCAATCTGGTAATCAACGAAAGATGGAAGCATGGTTTAATTGGACTTTAACTGGAACTATTAGATACCATTGCATGCTAGATGATGCTTTGTATGTAGTTGTTAAAAATGGAACTAAAGATCAATTACTTAAGTACTCTATACAATTAGATTCTTCTAGTAATTTTGTAACAAGTGGAGTAGATTTTCCTGTTCACTTAGATCATTCAATGGAAACAAGTGGATGGACATATAACGCTGCGACTAACAAATCTACTAAAGCTAAGCCAGTTGGATTAGAAAGTACTACAGCACAATTAGCTGCATATGATAATTCTAATAATAATAGTGGTGTTCAGAATTTAGGTAGGTACGGCAAAATAACAGTTAATGGATCTAACTTAGAACTAGATGGAGATTGGTCTGGAGAAACATTTATAATTGGCTATTTGTTCGATATGAATATACAAATCCCTACTATATATTTAAGAAGTCAATCCGGAGAAAGTTGGAGAGCTGATACAAGATGTGATTTAGTAATACATAGAATTAAATTTAATTTTGGAAATATTGGTGTTTATACAGTAACTATTGATAAACAAGGTAAACCTACGTTTACAGAAGAAAGGGAAGTTAACCAAGCTAACCTCTCTACTGCAAACAATCCAAATTTCTTACAAGGTAGTTTTGAAACTATTCCTTGTTATGAAAGAAATAAAACCTTAACAATAAACGTTTCATCTAAACACCCAACTCCAGCAACACTTCTTTCTTATAACTGGGAAGGAGATTACAATCAAAAGAATTATAGACGTGTCTAAATACATCTACCCTGCAACGTTGGAAGCTGCCTTAAATGTAGCTTCTAACTTGTTACCAGATGATCGTTTGGAAGTTGTTGAGGGTCATGGACATGATCCTGAGAATGCAATAGTAGTTGCAATGCACAATTCTGATAGTGTGTATTTTAAAGTTCCAAATGATGAAATAGCTGGTATGGCTGGTGTAACTAAAGACGGGCAGATCTGGATGCTCTGTACACCATCTATCCTTACGTATCCACATACCTTTGCACGTGAATCAAGAAAGTATGTGAGAAATAGAAAAGAGAAGTTGCTTTGGAATATCGTTGATAAACGAAACAAAGTTCATATAAAACTACTCAGATTCCTTGGGTTCAAATTTTTAAGGGAAGTAAATCATGGACCAAATAATTTACCATTTATGGAGTTTTGCAAATGTGGCAAATTGCATTAGCAGCTGGTTTGGGTGCCCTTAAAGGGTCAGATCAAGATAGAAGAAATGCAGCTGAAAACGAAAGAAGAAGAGCGGAATATAAAAGATCATTAGAAATAAGAAAAAGAAATTGGATGCAAGCTAGATCAGTATATGCTGCTAAAGCTAATAAATATAATATCCAATTAAATGAAATAGATTTAGCTGCTGATAGAGGTTACGCTAAAACACAAGAAGCTCTTAATAAAAAAAGAGCAAAAGCTTTAGCTACTAATGAAGCTGACTTTATTAAATACGCTCAAAAGACATTAGGCAAAGTAGCTTCTGCCGGTATGACAGGACAATCAGCGGGACGTATAGCAGGAAGACTAGAAGCAATTCAACAATTTAAACAAGCACAAAGATTAAATAGCCTAATAAAAAGTGGAGAAGCAGGGCAAGCTGCTAACGAAGCTATATACAGACAGGCAAAGGCTTCGCAAAGACGTGCATTTTCACAAGTTGCTCTTACACCTATACCTTCACTTGCTCCAAATCCTCCTCAGATGTTGTCTGAAAGTGGTGGTATGTTAAGAGGTGCTCTTATGGGAGGACTCACAAGTGCTATTAGTAATTGGGGTTCAAATA